CGCGACTGCCGAAGCTATCATTTGCCCAGCCTGCACGGTTTGGCTTAAGGCGGCTTGCGCTTGACGCCTGTCAATGGCCTGTACTTCGGACGCTGTGCCCGACTCCAACGCTTTTGTAAGCTCTGCATACTCTTGCCGCGCCACCAACTCCGCCGCTAAGGCTTCGTCCAGAATGGCCTTCTTTTCCGCCAGATGCGCCATGAGCAATTCGCGCTCGGTCATCTGGCTTTCGCGAATTTGATCTAGCTGCGTTTGCAGTCGTTCGCGTTGCACGTCGGCTTCAGGGTCGCCTTCTTCGCCTTCGCCACGCCTAACAAAAACGCCTTCAACCGTAAATGTAGGTAGCTCTTGATTTGCCATTGCTTGCAACTCAAGCCGCTTGCGCATTAGCTCGTCAAGTTCAAGTTGCGCCCTATTAAGCGCTGCCGACAATCCAGGAAGTTTTGCAGGGTCTGTTTCAGGGTCAAGAATAAGTTTATTCATTCTTTCAATATTAGTGTTAATATTTTTTATGCGCTCATCAACCTGCGCTAAATTTTGTGCCGAAATTAAACCTATACCCGCAAAGAATGTGCGCAACTCGCTGTTTAGGTCAATGAATTGCCAGACAAGCTCGCCAACCGCCACGGCAAGCGCGCCAATGCCAGTTAGGATCAAAAGCTTCCGCAAAAGCGATAGGCTCGCGTTGACTGCGCCAACTGCGCCAGCCAAGGAAAATGTTGCGATGCGCGCGGCAACCATGCCCGCCACAAACCGGCCCGCAAGAAGCGTTGCGATGGTACCCGAGATTGTTAGCAAACGGCCCATATTGTTGAGAATGTCAACAATGGCCTCTTGGGCAACGTTCTTTAGCGACGTGAACGCGCCGCCGATACTCTGCATAACCGGCACTAACGGGCCGAGTGCGTTTTCTAGCTCTTTCGATCCGCCCTCAATATTTGAAAGCACCCGAATAAGCGGCACGCCAATCGCAACCACCGCGCCCATGGCCGCGCCTAACGCACCAAAGCCGCCAAGCAACTGCGGCAACTGCTGACCTAGCGCGATGCTGGCGGACGTACCCGCGCCGACCTGGGCTGCGAAGTCGCCAACCTGGAAGCTTACGTTCTGAATGCTGCGGCCAAAGCGGTTATTGTCATTAACCGCGCGGCCCATGACTTGCCCTGCCGCCCGCGTTCTAGCAGCCATGCGGTTGACGTTGCTGGCGCTTTCGCGAGCGGCATTGCCGACACGATCAAAACCCGCTTCCGCGTCCCGCGTGTCGGCAGTAACCCTCACTTCCATTTCAGGCAGCGCCATTTTCTAACTCCGCCTTTCTGGCCATCGCCCATTCGTAAAGGTCATCAGCTTCCGCCCGCGTGAGGCTGGTCACACGCCCGCGCTGCTGGTCTTGGTAGTGATAAAACAATGTGAACCATTCGCCGGGCGTCATGTTCCAGAACTCGCCCGGCTGTATGCCCCAATTATGGGCGCAGATCAGCATTGTTTCCCAGTCCACGCCGTCGCTTAGTTCGCCGCCTTCTTGCTGCCCGCTTTCGGCTTGGCGGGCGCGGCGGCGGGCTTTTTTGGGTCAGCATCGGGCGGGCTCATGGCCGTTGCGATAACCTCCACCATCTGCATGATCAGCGCGCCGTTATTGTTGGCCATGTCCGCCATCAAATCGCCGTAGATCGCGTCCTCATCAATGCCCTTAACGCCAGCCGCCTTGAGGAACTCGCAGACGACATAGGAGAGATTGGGCACCGACAATTCGCCGTTCTGCGCATCATTGAATAGCTTGGTGAGGCTCACCTCGCTCTCGATGCGCCGCAACAAGCGGTTGGAAGGCGTCAGCGTGTACCGTTCGCCTTCCCATACAATATCAATGTCTCGAAAGACCTTGGCCATAGGAAGCCCCTATTAGGTGTAAGTGATGGTCCCAGCGCTTTCGGCGGTGAAGCTGAAGGTCATAGGGTTGGTGCCCTCCTGGCCTTCCACCTTGAAATTGGTGATAAACCATTGGCCGGTGAAATCGCCGATGCTGCCCATTTCAAACTCGAAATAGTGCAGAGACGTTCCCGTGCCCGGCGCTTCCATCAGCGACATGATGGTGTCGTCCAGCAACACGCCCTCGCACGTCAGCGAAATGGAATGCGTGCCGACATCGTCGAGAAGCTGCCGGATGCCCGCATCGCCTTTGTCGGTGATGTCGATTGCTTCAGCATTGATATTAAGCTCACCCATGCGCGCGCCCGCGACGGCGGTATAGCTGATGTTATTCGCGCTGTACTTGACAAGTACCTTGCGGCCCGCTTCTGCTGCCATGATCTAACCCTTTCTGGCTGGTCAGAGTGGTAAGGAAGTCACGCGAAACTCTAGGGTTGCGCGTTTCGTTTTGCCGTCCGGCTCTGTGGAGTAATTCACATCCTCCACCCGCGTTTCGATGTGCCCGGTGATATCCGGCATGGCGACGCGGTTGAGCGCATCGAACACGGCACGACTGACAACGGTTAGCGCCTTCATGCTTGGCGTGCGGTGCCAAACATCGACTTGAACCAGCGCATCCATGCCGAACTTTTCATTGGTGGCGAGGCCCTGGTCGCTGACGATCAGGAAAGACACAAACGGGAAATTGCCGGTTACTTGCGCATCCGACACTTGCGGCGCATCGGCGGAAAATATGGCAGGCAATGGGGCGTAAGCAGACGATAGGTTGCTTGTGACCGCGGCAACATTCAGGTTGTTGAATACCGCGGTCACTAGCTCGTCGTGCCTCATTGCATGGCGTCCCTAAGCGCCCGCTCGATCCGTTCCGCCAATTTGGGGCGCATCTTTTCAACCGCCGGACGCCATGAAGGGCGGGGCGCGATGTAGACGCCTCGACTGTCACCGCCGCCATATTCCAGCCGCGCGGCATAGATGGCGTTACTGCTAACCGTTGCCGTGAGCGGCGTTTCCTGACGGAACATGATGGAATTGATTAGCCTGCCGGTGTCGATGGCAGGCGGCTGCCCTGGCGCGCTGGCCCGATGGGTGCGGCTGCGGTTGCGGCCCTTGCCCCGGCGATATAGACGCCCGCTCGCCGGACTGGACTGCATCCGCTTCTTAATATCCCGGTCAACATCAAGCGCAGTTTTCGTGACCGCCGCGCCAATCTCTGCCACGGCATCCTTGCCCACGGCCTCCAGCGCCGCGATAAGCTCCTGCACGCCGTCAAGCTCAATGCGGATCGTGCTCACGTCGCCACCCCGCCATCCAGGTCCATTTCTAACCAAGTATCGGCGAAATCGACGTTGCGAATGTCGCGGATATTGTACGCCTTGCCATCGTGCAGCACGCGGTCGGCTTCCTCTAGCGTGGCGTCATAGCGGGTCACGCAAAGCACCCGCGGCCTAGCCTCTAGCCGGTCATGCTGATGCACTTCCCGCCCTGAAAGCGTTTTCAGCATCGCATAGCGCGGGGAACTGCCGATAGTTGACCAAGCCTCAGTCCAGCCGCCAGCGCTGTCTCCGGTCTTTGTGGCGCGTTCAAACGTGACGCGCTGCCGAAGCTGGCGTCCGCTGTACTTGTTGCAAACGGTCATTAGAACCAGCCTAGCTGATCGTAGCGCTTATAAGGCGTCAGGAGCGCCTTGCAGCCTTCCGGCATGGCGCACCCGCCCCGGCACTCATACATGGCCTCGACGTGCTGCCTGATCGCCTGCACAATGGGCGTGGGGATTGATCCAGCGCCGTAGCCCGCCGTATAGCGCACATAGACTGCATCACGGTCGCGCAAGTCGGTCGGCCATGTATAGCCGTCATTCAGATAAACGCGCCCGCCTTGCAGGTCCGTGGAATAGGCCGCGCTCGCCAGCACACTAGACGAATTGCTGCGGTCGTATGTGGTAATGCTATCTAGCGATTGGATGGGCGTAAATGGCAGATCAATCTCGCCAACACCACCAAGCACCGTGCGATAATGCGCGTCATGCATGCCCGCGCCCATCATGACGATCCGCTCGTCATCATCGCCGGGAAAGCCGTCCATGCGCAGTTCGAGAATTTCAGTCAGCAGCGCTTGGTGAGTGTACTGCTTGGCCGCCTCCGTTGCCGTGTCCACGAAATCCGCTATCAATGTGTCGTCGTCGCTATGGTCAACGCGCAAATACGTTTTCATGTCCGCCGTCGATACCGCGTCACCCGTTGGCGGGGTGATGGTGACGATGGAGCGGCGATTGTAGCGGCCACGGTACGGCAGCATGAGCTAGCCCTTGGTGCGAGGCGCACGCTTGCGCGCCTTGTTTTCAGGTGCCGCTTCGGGCTTTTGGTTGACCATTTCAACCGCGCCCTCATCAAAGAACACTGTCAGTTGATCGCCGGAAATGTCATAAACCTCACCCGCCACGTAATTACGGCGGCTGTAACCGTCCGGGTAATAGGTCATGGTGCGAAGCATTTTCACAAGCGCCATGGTAAATCTCCAAAACGGGCGGAGCCGAAGCCCCGCCCAATAGAAGCCGCTTAGGTGGCGGCGGTGCCCGCGTCGATGGAGGCCGTGCCCTGAATGGAGCGATAGCCCTTCACCGCGATAACCGTCACCGCGGCATCGGTGCCGGTCGTGCCAGTGGCAACCACCCGCACATAGCGCTTTTCACCGCGATAACCGATAGAGCCGACAAGCACGTTGTCGTCCGTGTCATCGGTCACGGTCAAAGCGCTTTCCAGGCCGATCAGGTCAGCATCGGCAACGGCGGTCGCACCAGACGCCGCCGTGGTGTCGCCTTCCTGGATTTCGAACGAAAAGCCGGAAGCGTCACCGGCATCGGTAACGGTCCCGGTGGAAACGACAAAGGTCAGGGCCTCGAAGCCCTGCATGTCGATCCAATCGCCCGCCGCGGGCGTCGCGCCGCTCAGCGTGGCGGAAAGCGCCAGCCCGTATTCGCACGGGTTGCGCATATCGTACTTAGCCATGGGCTATATCCTTTCTGTCAGCCGCCGTTAGGAGGCAATCTTGCCGATCTTGATGGCGTCAAAGCTGGTCACGTCGCCGCCCGTGCGCTTCGTGGTGTAGTAGGTCACGAAGCCATGGGAGGAATACGGATCGCGCAGCACGATGACGCCCACCCGGTCATAGACCGTGTAAGCCGTGCGCCAGTCCGCATACGCCACCGCCAGCGCGCTGCCCGCCACGACCGGCATATCGGCCATGAACCGAACCGGCTTTCCGAGCATGGTCATGGACGGCTGGCCATCGCGAAGCAGCACCGGAGAGAAGTGGTACTGATCCGCGCCCTTGAGCGCGAGCGCCGCCGCAAACGTGGTGCGGTGCATCGCCCATACCGCGCCCGGCTGGTAGATTTCGTGCAAGTCGCCCTGCAACTTAATCAGGCCATCCGAATTGAGCGAGGTTGCGCTGCCGAGGTTGCGCTGCTCAATCTTGCCGCGCTCATAGACGCCAGCGGCAGCCCATGCCGGATAGGTCAGGAAGCCCCGAATTTTCGTCGTGCCGGTGACGAAATCGGTGTTTTCCTTGCGTTCGATCCGGTTGCGGACCTTGCCAGCCAGCCAGCCTTCCACGTCGAAAGCCGCATCCTGCAGCATCTCCGTGGTCACTTTCGGCGCGGCCTCGTACTTGTGCGCGGTGATGGTTTTCAGGCCGATTTCCGGCGTATCAGTCTCGCCGCCGGACGCGCCCTCACCAACCCGAACCGCATCCGCCTCGTCATCATCGATCAGCATTTCAATGGATTTGGCAGAGCCGACAATGACATCGGCAATGGCGCGCATCGGGCTCGTTTCGAAGTCGCGAGACACAACCTTGTTGACGAACTCAGGGCGCACCAGATAGCCGCCGTCCGGCTGCACGTCCGTGGACATGGCGCGAAGCTCAAGCGGCAGCTTGCCTTCATACCGGCCCTTGCCGCGTAGGAACTCGTCAAAGCTCTTGCGCGCCTCGTCGGCGGCTTTTTCGCTTTCGCTCTTGCCGAAGTCCTCCCGATTGAGCGCGGCTTCAAGAGCCTTGCCCTGGTCGGTCAACTTCTGGAGCCGTTCCGCCATTTCTGCCACCGCTTCGGACTGCTTGCGGAAACGCTCATCGTCCAGCGGGTCGCGGTTCTTAACGCTGTCAACCTCATTGCGGAGATCGACAAGAGCCGGGTTGATCTGCTCAACCAAGCCCTTCAGTTCTGCAAAGTCGCTCATGGTTTGAGCCCTTTCAGTGTTTGTTTAAGGGAATTGGCAAGCGCAGCAACCTCCCGTTGCGCCTCCGCCATTTCGGCATAGTCGCCAGCATCCCGCTGGCCAGCCCATGCCGTGAAGCCGTGCGAGGCGATCTGCTTCGCGTCGGATCGGCTAAAGCCAACAGCGCGCAACGCAGCTTCAAACTCTCTAGTGGTTTTTACCGACTTAAAGTCGGTCACATTCGCAAGCGGGTTGCTCGCCAAACTGACAAGGGAAACCTCCCACAAATCGATTTCCAGCAATTTGCGGACACCCGTATCGTAGTCCATTTGCGACTTAATCGTTCTGAAGCCGACGCTAAGCCCCTTTAGAGCGCCCATTTCGAGCAATTCCACGGCGTCCGCGCCGCGTTGCGTTCGCGCTGCAACACGGCCCTTAACTACCAAGCCGTGGCCATCCTCTCTAAACTCATCCCATCGCCCGACAAGTTCACGAAGGTCGTGCTGCCAAGCCATTTTAGGCTCGCGCCCGGAAATGCTGTTAGCAAACGCACCTGGCTCAATGATTTCGTTGTCACTGTCCACATTGCCAAAAACCGCGCCATAGCCTTCTATTTCACGATAGCGGCCATCGTCGGTCATCTTTCCGGCCTTTAATTCGACCGGCAGAAATTTGGTCTCTAGCATGTCAGTCATCCGTCACCCATGAAATCGCACACCGGCAGTTAATCGTGCCGTGTGCTGGTGCGTTCGGATCGCCCGGAAAGGCGATCATGTACGCCGGGTCATTGCGAATGGCCGGGGCCATCCATGTTTCATCCTGCCCCACCACCTTCCCGCTTAATGCGGCGTGCTGGAAGCGGGTGCGCTCGTCTATGGCGGCAATCCACTCCTTGCGGAGCGCTAGACCTGTTTCCTTAGCCGCCTGCACCGCGCCATAGTTCGCGGCGTTGTGTGTTTCCGTTCGCGCAATCAGGTTTGCCCGCTGGCGAGCCATGACCGGCACTAGATCGCGGATTAGCTTGCCAGTGCCATCTTGGCCTAGCCCTGCGTTAAAGCCCTGTTCAACTGCGGCAATGATCTGATTGCGCGTTGTTTCGGCAATCTGCGAAATCCGCCGCCGGAAACTCTCCGCGGCGATAAACATCGTGGCAAACTTCAGCAGCGTTGTGGCGAAGTCCTTATGATGCTCTGGCATCGGCCCGCTTTTGGGCGCGTTTAATAGCCGGTTGCCGAATACCCGGATGGCCTCGGTTGCCTGCTGCTGAGTGATGGTTTCCAGCGCCGCCATATGCTCCGCCTGCCGGTCGATTGCGCCGGTTGCCTCCCATGCCTCAGCATAGGCCAGCATCGCGCGGGCAATCTCATCACGGTATCGCGGCTCAAATTGGCGCTCGATTTGCGCCATGAGCCTATCCTGCCGCCGCTGCTCCCGCTGCGGATCGTCGTCAATCAGCCTTGCCATAGGCCATCGCCACCATTGCCTTGATGGCGTTTTCATCCTGGGGCATGTTTGCCGCCGCGTTTGATACGGTATCGACCGGATCAAGCATAGCCGCAGCACCACCTAGCTCATCCCAGCCAAGCGCCAAACGGGCTTCGTCTTGCGTCAGAATGGGCTTACTGCCCACCGCCACCTTCATCCGCTGATAGGCGCGATCCCGCATGGGCTCCAGCGCCGGAATGTCGTCCATATCGATGGCAAACCGCAATCCCTCGCCATAGGCTGGCAGCAACCAATTGCCCAGTTGGTCTAGGAACTCCTGAAACATCGGAATGACGGTGTCAGTGTAGAACCGCTCCTTCGCTTCCTTCATGTTATTGAAGGTGGCGGCGTCATTGTCGATCAGCGGCAACGGCACGCCATAGGCCCGCGCAATCAACTTTTCCGCCTTGGTCAGCGAGCCGCCATAATCCATGTCAGCAGGCGTTTTGCCAATGTCCTGCCACTCCATGCCATCCGGCAGCATGGGGATTTCACCCGCATTCTCGGAGCCCTGAATTTGCCGCTTGAAATACTCCCGCGCCCTAGCGATGCTTTCCCCTGACACGCCCGCCAGCATCTTGATAATGCCGGGCGGACGCGCGCCATTCCGCAGCAAGCGGTAGTTCCATTGCATCCCGGTGTTATGCAAGTCGCCGGCCAGCGCCGCCGCCATCAGGGGGGATTGGCCGCGCCAGTAATTGTCCGGGTTGTAGCGTTTCATAAAGAACAGCGCCGACCGGCCCGTGACCTGATCAACTGGAAACTCAATTTCCTGGTTTTGCCGCTTGTGGACATACTTTAGCGGAATGCCGCGCCGCCCAGGTTTCACCGTGATATCATACGGGCAAAGATGCCAAAGCTCACTCGGCACGCCGCGCCCGTTGACCGGGTAGCGCACAAGCGCCAATTCGCCATAAATGCCGTAATCGACAAAAAGTTGTTTGCAGAAGCCTGACCAGCCCTGCGTTACGTTAGGGCGATCCAGCAACTCAAGCGCCGGGTGATCTTCCACAAGCCCGTTGTCGCCATGCACCTCGACCGTCAGGCTGGCAATCGCCATCGCGATTTCCTGGATGGCGGCATACACCACCACATTGCCCTGATAGCCCTCTACCAGATAATGCTTGGCGTCCTTAACCCGCGTCCAGCTATTGCCCATATCGACATAGTACGATGCGCCCGCCGGGTGCGCCTTTCGTTCTGTGCCGATCCAGGGGATGCGAAGTTTCATAGCGTTTGAAATTCCATCATCGCCGCGGCGACTTTGTTAAACGCGCCGCCCGCCGCGTCGATCTGGTCTTTGTATTTCCCGACCGGGAACGATTTATGCTCATCGATAAATTCCTTGTTCCACAGTCCCTCGACCAATTCAACGTTACCCGCCTCCACCTGGACGGCATAAGGCTCTGCCCTCACGGCCTTGTCACCAGTGGCCCGCTCTGCTTTCGCGGCATAGCCAGCAAGATTGCGGATCGTGGCCTCGGCGCTTTCCTTGCCGCCGCTTCCGGGCTCTTGCTCAATCCAGATGCGGCAGTTCATGCCGTCAATGTTGGCAGTTTGTTTAATGACTGCCTCCCGCTCTGCCGCCGCCCATTGGCCGCGGACCACGTCCATCACGATGTAGCGGCCATCGACTGTCCGGCCCATCTTGACGCCTGCCGTGTATGCGCCACCAAGCTCTGTTCCGGCCTTATCCCAAAAGCGCACCACCTCAACGCATCGAGGCGCAGCCCGAATGATCTTTAGCTTTTCCCAATCAAAAAACCCGCCAGAGCGAGGCGCGGGGCGTTGCTGCATCTGGCCAGCGTAGGCATATGCGCCCATGATTTTCTTATCCCGCTCCACCACTTCCGGCGGGAAGCGTTCGGGAAAGAGTAACTCGCCATCGGCCTCGCGTGGATCGCTAAACCCTATCGACGTTGCGCAATGCCGATCCGGCTCGTACTCCATCGGCAGGCACAAATGGTCGTAACCGAAGTCGTTTTCCAAGATCAGGCCGCTCACGTCGCTTTCATGCAAGCGCTGCATGATGATGACGATGGCCGACCGATCCGGGTTGTTCAGGCGTGTAGGCAGCGTTTCCTGAAACACCCGCAACGCCGTTTCCCGGTGGGCCTCCGATA